TATTGTCGATTGAATAAGCCTAAAGTTAGTTTTGAAATGGTAACTGTAAACAACGGCACAAAGCGTTGGAAATGCGCTACGTGTAGAGCGCGGCATTCAAACCCTAAATATGGAGACAGCAATGACTGACTTTGAAGATGAAGTACTTAGAATATTAAAGCAAATATTATCAGCACTTAAAAAGGCACAAGAGAAATGATTGAGCCAATAGTAAAACCCCAGTCGCTGGAAAACGATATTGCAGTAATGAAAATCATCCAGCTCATGGGACAGCTAAGTTTAAACGACTTACGTTACATATTGCAGTTGGTTGCCAAGGTCTACCTTGCTACAGAAAGGGCACAAGAGAAATGAACTGGTTCTTTGAAAAAGTTGTGTATGGTATTATGGTTTTGACGCTCATTATTTTATGTGTTGTCATTCGAATCTCAACAGCGCATGCTCAAATTACGGTGACTTACGTGAACTCATATGGCCAGCCGCTCGGAACGGCAACTACAATTGGTGGTACTACGTACTTTAGCAATGCTCAAGGTTATCCAACAGGCACAGCACAGGTCATTATGCCACCTACCATAGTTATACCTCCACCAAACTTTCCGCTCCCTCCGCCTCTTCCAAGCCCCATAGTACCGGCAGTTACGCCTCTTATGCCTATACTCCCTATGGCTCCATTGCTTGGTGTACGGTAGTATTTCACGATATGATAAACTTATAAATATTTGCAATAACCTGTTTACTTTCACGAGAATGGCCTTAGAATAGCAATGGTAGTAACTTAGTTAATTTTCTTCTTGTTAATGTTTATTGAAAGGTATTAAATTATGTCACATATGATCGCAAAAACAGCCGATGGTAAAGATGCAATTGCTTACGTTGGCGAAACTCCATGGCATGGCTTAGGTCAAGTCTTAACTGCTGATGCCCCTTTAGAAGTTTGGGCAAAAGAATCCGGTTTAAATTTTCAACTTAAAACAGCACCTGTTGAGTTTAACAATGGCATTGAATTCCCAGGCAAGCGTGTGATGTATCGCGGTGATAGCGAAATGCCTCTTGGCTTAGTTTCAGATCGCTATAAAATTGTTCAACCAATTGAAGTTCTTGAATTCTTTCGCGATATGGTCGGCACAGTAGCTCACCTTGAAACAGCCGGCGTATTACGTGACGGCGCGCATTACTGGGCATTAGCACGTATGGATGGCGAGTTCTCTTTAGGCACCGATAAAGTTAAGCAATATCTTCTATTAGCTTCTTCTGCTGATGGCTCTTTGGCCACTCAGGCTCGTTTAACCAGCGTTCGTGTTGTATGCAATAACACATTGCAACTCTCACAGCGTGGCAAAGCAGAAGTTAGTGTACGTCACAACTCAGTATTTAATCCTGCTGATGTTAAGACCAAGCTGGCTGATTTCAATGATGCTTTTAAATTGTTCAAAGATACAGCAGAAGCTTTGGCAGCAATCAAAGTTAGCTCAGCTCAAGCCAGTGCTATTTTTACCAAGATTCTTGGTGGTGATGAGACCAAGCCAAGCCGCGCTGCTACTCGTGCATTAGAGTTATATCAAGGCGCTGGCATCGGTGCAAGTTTAGAAGCTGCAAACGGCACAGCATGGGGCGCATTAAATGCTGTCACTCAATTGCTGGATTGGGAAACAGCTCGTACTGACGATGCTCGTATGCGTAATGCATGGTTTGGCGGTGGTGTTAATGTTAAACAACAGGCTGTTGATGAACTTTTAGCCTTGGCATAAAAAGTTGGGCTTCGGCCCTTCTTTTTGTGTATAATGTTTATGTTGTTTCTAGTTACTGGTTACTTTATTGATTTTTGAAAGGTAGTTATATGAATATTTTCTATTTACATTCTATTGCGCCACTTGCCGCCGGCTATCATTGCGACAAACATGTTGGCAAAATGATTATCGAAACAGCGCAGCTTTTAGCCGCAGCGCATCACCTTCACGGCAATGGCGATAAGGTTTCCTATAAGCTTACGCATCAAAATCATCCAAGCGCTGTCTGGGCACGTTCTTCCCCTGCTCATTACCAATGGCTAGCAACACTTGGCCAGTATCTTGGCTACGAATTCTATCGCCGTTATGGCAAACGCCACAAGTCTGCTGACATCATTGCTAACGAGCTTATGTTACCTCCACCAGCTCTTAAAGCAATGCCTTATACGTGGTGCCCGCCTACTCTTGCTATGCCTGACGAATACAAATCCGACGACGCTATCGAATCGTATCGTCGCTTTTACGCTAGCAAAGCCGATCGTATGCCTATGGTGTACCGTCAAGGCAAACAAACTCCACCAGCTTGGCTTACCGATATCTGGAATTCACAACATAAAGAGGCCGCATAATGTTTAAAGCAGTTGGCGAATTTAGAAGCAAAATGCAATTGCCTATGAGCAATCAACCACAATTACTTTCGGCTGAGCAAACATCTTACTTTGCTCGCTTCATCATGGAAGAGTTGTCTGAATACTTAAGAGCTAATGAGGAGCAAAGCTTAGTTGATGCTGCCGATGCTATCATTGACCTTGTGTATGTAAGTTTAGGTTGTGCTCATGCAATGGGGCTACCATTCGAAGATTTGTTTAATGTAGTTCATAACGCAAATATGCAAAAAGAACCTGCAAATGAATTTTGTAGATCCATTCGTGGCAATCAATATGATGTAGTTAAACCTGTAGGTTGGGTAGCACCAGAAGAAGAATTACAAAACATCATTAACAACGTAGCAAAGGAAGTAAAATGAATATCAATGATTTAATCAACAACTTTGTTGAAGTCAAAGCTTTGAAGGAAAGCCTTAATGAACAAATCAAAGAATGTAATGAAAAGCTCGCAGCTATTGAAGCAGACATCATGGAGCAAATGGGCAATGCCGGTATCTCACAGGCGGCGTCTGAAAAAGCCTCGTGCACTATGCGTCAGGTCACACATCCGGCGATCACCGATTGGGATGCGTTCTATAAGCATGTTGCAGCAACAGGTGAATTTGAACTTCTTCACAAGCGTTTATCCTCTGCCGCCTTTAAAGAACGGTGGGAGTCAGGGGAAGCAATACCCGGTACGTCGTCATCGACAAGCTGGGAATTATCCGTTCGTCGCAAGTAACTCGTTAACTCGTAAAGGAGCCATCATGGCAAAAGCACCAGCAGTATCAACTCAAGTAACATTGTTTGAAAACCAATTAGCAGCGTTAGCTGTTGAAAGTTTAAAAGCTGAGCAATCATCTTTGCAAACAACTTTCTTATCAACCAAAAGCGGCACATTGACTTATCGTGGTGACGCAGTTGCCGGTAATAAATTGGCATGTGTTATCTTGGCAGCACCTGTTGAGCGTCTGTATTACTCTACACGGTATGATCCAACCAAGATTGTAGGACCTGATTGTTTTGCAATTTCTCAAATAGCTACAGGCATGGGGCCTAATGCAGCGTCACCACAACCACAACATACTACATGTGAAGGTTGCCCTAAGAATGAATGGGGCTCATCGCCAACTGGCGGTAAAGGTAAAGCTTGCCGTGAAACACGTCGTCTATTGCTAATTCCAGCCGACGCTATTACAAGCGCTGAGTCAGTTAAAGCTGCAGAAGTTGCAGCATTACGCCCACCAGTAACAAGCTTAAAGAACTATGCAACTTATGTGCAAACAATCGCCGCATCACTACGTCGCCCGCCATTGGCAGTGATGAGTGAGATTGCTGTAGTACCTGATGCAAAGACACAATTTAAGGTGACATTCAATATGCTTAAAGCTATTGAGGATCCAGATATTATCAATGCATTAGTTGTACGTAGTCGTGAAGAAGTTGAAAAGGCAATCACATCAGCTGGTGTAGTAGATGACTCTGCTCCACAAATTGATGCACCTGCCGTTGAATCTACTCGTTTTTAAGGAGATGTTTATGCTAACTCGACAAGAATTAATGCTAAACTTTATGTTTGCATTAGCAAGCAATGGTCAAATCACAGGCGAAAAAACTGCTGATGAAATGATTGAAATTGCTAAAGAGCTATCTGACGCATATCTTAAAACAATAGGCTAACATGAAACCGGTTTTTCTTGATTTTGAAACGGAGGGTATTGAGGCTCGTCCAAAGTACCCTCCAAAACCGGTGGGTCTAGCGATTTTTGACCCTGAAGGTGAGTACCCTGATGGGTACTTAGCTTTTGATCATTTACATGGCAACAATTCAACATGGGATGAAGTAACTGACATTCTTACTAAAATTTATGCAAGTAAGCGTGAAATATGTTTTCATAATGCCATGTTTGATTTGGATGTTATTGAAACGCATTTTGGCTTGGCAATTCCAATTGCTAGTCGTATACATGATACTCTTATTCTTGCTTTCTTGCATGACCCACATGTAAGATCTTTGTCTTTAAAAGACTTGGTGGTAACATGGGGCCTAGCTACTCCTGATGAACGGGATGAGCTTAAAGAATGGATTGTTATTAATGTACCAGAAGCAAAGAAAAAGAAATCTACTTGGGGTGCTTACATTAGTAAAGGGCCTGTTGAATTAGTAGGTCGCTATGCAGAGGCAGACGTACGACTTACTTCACAACTTTATGAATATCTTATTGCAAAAGTTTTACCAAACCAAGCAATTGCTTATATTCGTGAGATGGAATTAATTCCAGTGTTACTTGAAAACTCACGTCTGGGAGTTCGAGTTGACCGTGAAGGTTTACTTGCTGCAAAAGAGCAAGCAATAGTAGACATTGAAAAGTGTACTGTTTGGGTCCGCGCATTATTTAATTCTCCTGAGTTAAATGTGGACAGCGATCAGCAGCTGGTTGAATGTATTTATCAGTCAGAGCATTGGGATAAAAATAAAAAATGGCCTACTACGGACAAAGGTCAATTACAGGCTACTAAAGAAGCATTAGAGGACATGCTAACCAATCCACTTTTGCAAGGCGTATTACGGTATCGTGCCAACTTATCCACCTGCTTATCCACATTCATAGAACCGTGGCTTGTAGCATCGCAAGAGACAGGTCGTATATACACCAATTGGAACTCTGTTCGTGGTGAACGTGGTGGCACTAGAACAGGCAGGCTAAGCTCTACACCTAACTTTCAGAATGCACCAGTAAGATACCCTAAAATTGTATCTGCAAATGCTGTAAGTGGCATGGGTAACAATGAAATTGTGATACCTGAAGAACTAGGCTTATCGCCATTGCCTTTGATTCGTAGTTTTATTCTACCTGATGATGGGCATCAATTAGTTGCATGTGACTTTAACGCACAAGAACTTCGTATCTTTGCGCATTTTGAAGGCGGCAACCTTATGAAGCAATATCAACAAGATGCTCGTGCTGACTTACACACATACGCCGCCAAGCTAATGACAGAGGCTGCAGGCACAACAGTGTCTCGTACATTTAGTAAAGGCGTAAGCTTTGCAATTCTTTACGGAGCTGGGCCTAAAAAGATTAGTGAAATGCTTGAAGTAGATTATGAAATGGCAAAAACACTAATGGATTCATACACCACAGCTGTTGCGCCGGGTCTTAAAGATATGCAAGCAACCATGCGAACTCGTTACAAACTAAATCAGCCTCTAAAAACTATTGGTGGTAGACTTGTAACAATGGAGCCACCTAAGATTATTAATGGCAGGCGCCGTGAGTTTGACTATAAAGGCGTTAATCTTTTAATTCAAGGCTCTGCTGCTGATCAAGCAAAGCAAGCCATGCTAGACTATCAAAAGAAAAGAAATGGCAGTAGACTTCTTTTAAGTGTGCATGATGAATTGGTAATTAGCGCACCAATAGAGCATATTGAACGTGAGGCCAATTGTCTTATGGAAGCTATGTGCAATGCCGTAAAGATGGAAGTCCCTATGGTTAGTGATTACAAAGTAGGCAACACGTATCAAGAGGTAAAAGGATGAGACTTAGACCTAGATATTCTAGAAATAGAATGGCGTCTCGACGTAGATCGCATTTAAAGCAATGGGTTATGTTTAATAGCTTTCATGCGTTTAAACTAAGACTGAAGCACGGTAGACGTAAAACAATTCACTGGTGGAGAAAAGTATGAGTGATAAAGATGATGAAGTAGTACATGATATAAATGTATTTCCTGAGTTTTACCCTTCAACAAGTAAACTTTCGCCTGAGTCATTAGAAAACTTAGCAATTGCTATTATGAAACTAACTGATGAGCAAGGTTTACTAGTATCTGTTAACCCGTATAATCTATTACAAGATTGGGTCTTAAGAATGTACCCAGAAAACATTCGTAAAGTATGGCGGAGAACCAAAAAATGAGTGCAGACATGTCAGATTTTCAAAAGCAATTCTTGGCTAAAGGCGTTGGCAATAAGCTATTTACACAAGAAGAATTTGATGGTGAGCTTCAAGCTGCACAAGCAGAAATTGTTGCCATGGCAATTCAAGCAACAAAAGAAGCTGTAATCATTGAACGTGAAGAATGCGCCAAAATTGTAGAAGCAGTAACACAAAAAGTAGCTGATGCCACAGAAGGTAGAGATCACATGATCATTACACTTCAAGAAATAGCAGAAGACATTCGCAATCGTATTCCCGCACAAAGGCAATAATGAGCTTCTCAAACTCTTCTATTAAGTTGTATGAGCAGTGCCCACTTAAGTATAAGCTACAAAGAATTGACAAATTACAAGAGCCAACTGGTTCGGCTGCAGAGCGTGGTAAAACAATTCATGCAGAGCTTGAATCAGCTTTAATAGGGTTGCCTGTTTATTCTGAAGTTACAGAATATTGGGAGCCATTTATTAATGAACTTAAAGCTATGGGTGCTAAGCCTGAAGTTGAGCTTGGCTTTACTAGTGATTGGCAGCCATGCGGGTTTTCTCAGGGCGAGGTTTGGCTTCGCGGAGTCCTAGATGTACTTAGTTTAAATAATAACATAGCTTATGTTGCTGATTGGAAGACAGGCAAAGAACGTGATTATGAAGATCAAGTAAAGTTATACGCGGTAATGGTTATGGCAGCTTATCCACAAATTGAAGAAGTTAAGATTGAAATCTTATATGTTGATGGTAAAAAGAAAGTTAGCTATGGCACTATTAAGCGTACTGACTTCGAAGGTTTACGTGATTGGGTTACAAGTCGTATCTTAAAGATTCAAGCTGATGATATTTATGCGCCAAAACCTAGCTTTAATTGCAAATGGTGTCATTTTCGTAAAGATAATGGAGGCCCTTGCCGGTGGTAACAGTTATATTAGAGCGTCATCTTGAGCAATACTTTTCTGCAGCTTGTAAAAAGCGTAAGCTACTAACTTTAAAGTTGCATATTCGCTTTGCAAGAGGCTGGCCAGATCGTATTGTAGCATTGCCTGAAGGTAAAGTGTTATGGGTAGAACTTAAAAGACCCGGTGGTAAAACTACACCACTTCAAGATAAAGTGCATAAAGAACTAAAAGATCGTGGACATATAGTTCATGTTATCGATAGTAAAGAAGGGATTGATAGTGTTCTGGGAACCCCATGAATATCAAAAAGAAGCAGTAAAGTTTCTGGTTGAGCGTGGCTCTGCCAGTCTTTGGTTAGATCCGGGGCTTGGTAAGACAGCCATTGTCTTATCAGCTTTTAAAACGCTACGTACTAAAGGTATTGTTAAGAAAATGCTGGTAATAGCACCGCTTCGTCCAGTTTATGGCGTATGGCCTACAGAGGTTAAAAAGTGGGAGCAATTTGAAAACTATTCTGTTGGTGTATTACATGGTGGACAAAAAGATAAAGTCTTAAAACAAAATCATGATATTTACGTCATTAATTTTGAAGGCTTAAATTGGCTGGCAACTCGTATGAATGGCAAAGAATGGCCATTTGAAATCTTAGTTGTTGATGAGATTTCTTATATGAAGAATACGCAAACATTACGATTCAAAACTTTAAAGCCTTTGTTAAATAAGTTTGATCGACGCTGGGGCCTCACTGGTTCACCAGCGCCTAATAGCCTATTAGACATATTTGGTCCACAACTTATTATTGACCAAGGGGCCACATTTGGACCCTACGTATCAAGATTTCGTACAGAGTACTTTTACCCTTCAGGTTATGGAGGCTATGAATGGAAGCTAATGCCTGATGGCGAGGCTAGAATTCAAGCAAAGCTAGAAGGTAAAGTATTACGCATGGCAGCACTTGACCATCTTGACTTGCCTGAGCTGGCTTACAATGATGTCAAAATAGATTTACCGCTTAATGCCAAAAAGATTTATGATGAATTTGAAAAGTCTTTGACTATTCAACTTAAAGAAGGCGACGTAACTGCAGTGAATGCTGCCGTTGCCGTAATGAAGGGGCAACAAATTGCTAATGGAGGGTCATATCTCGATGCTGATGCCGGAACAGATAGAAAAAGTACGCATATACATGATGCCAAAACTGATGCCGTGGTTGAGTTGGTTGAAGAATTATCCGGACAGCCTTGCATTATTGGCTATCATTTTGCTCATGATTTAGAAAGACTCAAGCAAGTATTCCCTAATGCGCCAATTATTGGGTCTGGTGTTGTTGGTGAAAAGTTAGATAAGATTATTGAAGACTGGAATAGTGGTAATGTGCCAGTGCTTTTAGCCCATCCAATGTCAGCAGGTCATGGCCTTAATTTACAAGGCGCAGGGCATGCGGTCATATGGTATTCTTTGACATGGTCATTAGAAATCTACGAGCAATTCATTCGTAGACTCTGGAGGCAAGGTCAAAAGAATCACATAATGGTTCATCATATTATTGCAAAAAATACTATTGATGAAGCCATTATGCTTGCAGTACGTCGCAAAGACAAGACGCAACAAAATTTGCTGAATGCCGTGCGCGACTATATACAACGTGATAAAATAGAATCTGCTTGATTATTGAAAAGAAACTATGGCTCACACTTCCAACTTTAAACTTTTAGGAGCACATTATGCCTGCTAATAACCGCATGCACGTTAAAAAAACTGCTATCATTACTGTAATTGCAGGTGATAACCCAAAACGTAAAGGCACTTTAGCTTTTACAAGATTTAACTTATACCGCACAGGTATCAGTGTAGGTGAATACATTGCAGCAGGTGGCCGTTCTGGTGATATTAACTATGATGTAACAGCTGGGCATATTTCAATCACGCATGCAGATTAAGCTATGAACATTCTTATCACCGGCGTTACTGAAACGCATGTCAATCATCCAGATAGAGCAAGCTCTACCAAGTTTATCTCTATTCCTGAATTAATGTCAAATGGCTTTATGAGTCTTGGGCATCAGGTTGATCATCGCGCCGTTGAAATAGGCGAAGATTTAAGCATGTATGATAAAGTCTTTGTGTATGTATATCCACTTGATCACAACGCAATACATCCTGATAATGCAGTGTATACACTTACGCAAAGGCCTGATGCATATGTTTGTTTAGATGATTGGGCATTTCAAAAAGTATTACCTACATGGAAAGACGCTATTGACTTAACAAAGTTTGTATGGGTAGCGCCTCTTTTTCCATGGGGCAATATTAAAAAAATGAATTTACCTATAGACAACATTAAAGCATGGGACCCATCACCACTTTATAAAATGCCAGCAGTTAAAAAGTTGCCATGGAAAGAACGTGCAACTGCGTGGTATAACGCTTCACTTTCAAAAGATGCGCATGACTGGGCAGCAAGGCAAGGCACGCATTGGCCAATATACTCAATTGGTGGAAAAGCACTTGGGCAACACAGAATACTTGAGTCTGATGTTGTATGGCAATACGGCTCTTTTAAAGGTGTACTATGCCCAACTTACTCACATGCAGGATGTGGCTGGTGGAGAGTTAGATATTTACATGCTGCAGCAGCAGGATGTATTTTAGGCGGTAACCCTTTAGAATTAAACATGATTGGCCCATCTTATAGTTTTACGTTATCAGGCATTGAAATGATGGATGATGAGTCTTTGTATCATTTGGCATTAATGCAAAGTATTGAATTAAAACATGCAACACTTGCCAAAACACTGGCAAACTTAGAAAGCTTTTTAAAATGATACTAATACTTGAAGGCCCTGATGG